ACGGGCGTAATGCCTGCATGTTGCCGGTTCGAGTCCGGCGCCGCAACCATAACGGTACGGCGCCAATAATTAGCCGATTGATCAATGTGGCTTGGCAACCCTGACAGGTCACAGGAAAAGGGGACGGGAAACCGTCCTCTTTTTTTTGTGCAAAATTAAACCTTGCTTGTTTTCCTGGGAAAACTAGCCGCGTGGCGGGTCGAGTGGGTCGGCAAGGATGTCCTGCCAGTTTTCAAGCAGGTTGCCGTCCGCGTCTAGGCACTGCGGCATGATCTCCTGGAGTGCGGCGCGCCAGGCGGTAACGAGCGACTCGGCCTGGTCGATGATGCTGCGCTCAAACTGAGCGCACGCCTCGAGCAGGCAGGTGCTGCGGCTTCGAGGTGCGGCTGATTGGTGTCCATATCAAAAGTATAAATTGTGAGGTGCAAATAAGTGAACTGTTGGTTCCCTTGCGCGTGGTAGGGTGGGGGTATGGGTTTTGTTTCGACGCTGATTGGGAATTTGCGGGGGCTGACGCTCGACGATCCGGCGAATTGGCCGGTGGAGTTTTTGCGCGGCGGGTCGGCGGTGTCGCCGGATTCGGCGATGCAGATCGGCACGGTGTTGGCGTGTGTGCGGGTGGTGGCGGAGTCGGTGATGATGCTGCCGCTGGAGGTGCGCGCACGTGAGGGGCGCGGGACGCGGCGGGCGACGGAGCTGCCGATTTATGGGCTGCTGCACGATTTGCCCAACCCGGAGATGACGAGCGCCGATCTGCGGATGACGCTGCAGGGGCATTTGACGACGTGGGGGAATGGGTATGCGCAGAAGGTGCCCGACCGCGCCGGGCGCTGGATCGAGTTGTGGCCGTTGGCGCCGAACCGGATGACGGTGATGCGGGCGCCGGATGAGAGTTTAATCTATGAGTATCGGGAGGCCAGCGGGGAGATGCGCACGTTTCCACAGCGGGAGATTATGCACGTGCGCGGGCTGGGCTTCGACGGGCTGATAGGCTATTCGCCGGTGGCGCTGGCGCGGCGCACGTTCGAGCGCAAGCTGAGCATGGAGCGCTTCGAGTCGGCGTTTTGGGACAATGGGGCGCAGCCCGGCAGTGTGCTGAAGCATCCGGGCACGTTGAGCGATAAGGCGTATGCGCGGCTGCTGGAATCGTGGGAGAAGCGGCACATGGGGCCGCAGAATGCAAACCGGGTGGCGATTCTTGAGGAAGGGCTGGACGTTGCCAGTATTGGAGTCCCACAGAGCGACGCGCAGTTTCTGGAAAGCCAGAAGTTGACGCGGACGGAGATTGCGGCGCTGTTCCGGGTGCCTCCGCACATGGCGGGCGATCTGGATCGGGCGACGTGGTCGAATGTGGAGCAGATGGGGCTGGAATTCGTGATCTACGGACTGATGCCCTCGCTGGTGCTGTGGGAGCAGGCGATTGGGCGGGATTTGATGACGGAGCAGGAGCGCACCCGCTATTACGCCAAACACAAGCTACAGGCGCTGCTGCGCGGGGATAATGCGAGCCGGTCGCAGTTCTATGCTGCGGGGCTGCAGTGGGGTTGGTTCAGCATCAACGACGTGCGCGAGCTGGAGGATATGAATCCGGTGGCGAACGGCGATACCTATTTTGTGCCGCTGAATATGGCGCCGCTGGATCAGGCGGTGTTGGGGGTGTCGGCGGTGAGTGCGGCGCCGGTGCGCGCATTCGAGCAGTGCGACCACGGCGAGGGGTGTCGCTGTGGGAGAGAGCACCCGCAAGGGGATGCTCCTACGGAGCGGCGCGCTGAGGATGATGCGGTCGAGGAGTTGCGGCTGACGCGCGTCGAGATGGCGCGGGCGATGGAGCCGGTGTTGGAGGATGTCGCCCGACGGCTGACAGGGCGTGAGGTGCGCGATGTGCGGCGGCTGGTGGAGAAGTATTTGCGCAAGCGCGCTGACGATGAGTTCCTGGCCGCGGTGACGGCGCTCTATAACGAGTTCGGCGGCGTGGTGGCGGATGCGTTCCGGGCGGCGCTGCTGGCTTATGCGCGGCAGGCGATGCTGGCGGCCAGCGCTGAGCTTGGGGTGAAGTCGCCAGGGCTGACGGATGAACTGCGCCAGTTTGTGAGTGAGTATCTGGAGAATTTGGGCAACGGCTGGGCAGCGAGCAGCCGGACGCAGATCGGGATTGTGCTCGACGCGGCGGTGGCGGCCGGGGATGACCCGGCGACGGCCATCGAGGAGCGGCTGACGCGGTGGGAGGAGAGCAAGCCGGGGAAGGTGGCGGATCGCCAGGCCTTCGAGGGGCTGAATGCGTTTGTGATCGCCGCGTATGGGATTCATCAGATTACGCGCATTCGCTGGGCGGCGGCGGGTACGAGTTGCCCATTCTGCCGACAGTTGAATGGGCGGGTGATCGGGATCGAAGAATCGTTTTTGGAAGAAGGCGCCGAGTTGGACGGCGGCGAGGCCGGGCCGATGAAGGTGCGGCATCGGGTGCGCAGTGGACGGCTGCACGGCGGCTGTGACTGTGTGATTGTGGCAGAGCGAGCGACGGAGGAGTAGATGGAACGCCGATTTTTCCCGACTGAGTTGAGGGCGGAGGGCAACGAGGGCGAGCGGACTACGCTGGCCGGGTATGCGGCGGTGTTCGATCAGCTCTCGGTGGTGCTGTATGGGATGTTCCGCGAGAAGATCAGCCGCGGGGCGTTTGCCGGTGCGTTAAGCGGGGATGTGCGGGCGCTGTGGAACCATGACACGAATCTGCCGCTGGGACGCACGAAGGCGGGCACGCTGCGGCTGGAAGAAGATGCGCACGGGCTGCGGGTGGAGATCGACCCACCGACGACGCAGGCCGGGCGGGATGCGCTGGTGAGCGTGCAGCGCGGGGATGTGGATCAGATGAGCTTTGCCTTCGATGTGCTGGAGGATGAGTGGGATCAGGACGAGAGCGGGACGCTGATCCGCACGCTGCGGAAGGTGATGCTGTACGAGGTTAGCCCGGTGACGTTTCCGGCCTATCCTCAGACGACGGTTGCGGCACGCGCGGGAGAATCCAGCGCGTGGGGCGATATGCCGGCGATTCCGGCGCGGTTCGGGCGAACCGGGGACGGGAGCGACGCGGAGCGGGCGCAGGGGCGTCTGGCGGTGAGGCGGCGACGGCTGGCGTTGGTGGGATTGAATCGGTAGCTCCTACGGGAGATCAGAGATTGGAGAGTAGAGCAGATGAAACTCGATGAGTTGATTGCGAAGCGCAAGGCAGCCGTAGCCCGAATGCGGGCGCTGACCGAGCAGGAGACAATGAGCGAGGAAGAGGCTGGCGAGTTCGACCGGCTGCAGGGTGAGGTGGGCGAGCTTGACCAGCAGATCGGGCGGCTGGAGACGGTCGACGAGCTGGAGCGCAGTGCAGCGGCGCCAGCGACGCGGGCGAGCAGACCCAGCGGCAGCCAGGCGCCAGCGCAGATGCGCCACCGTGGCGACGACCGCTGGCAGGCTGACATCCGTGCGGTGCGGCTGTATGCACGCGGCGACGAGGGCGCCATCCGCGAGATGGATGCGCAGATGCGCGCTGAGGCACGCGCCAGCAACGACACCGATCTGAACATCACGACGCCGGCGGATGGCGGGTATTTGGTGCCCACGGGTCACTACCAGGGGATCATCGAGCGCGCTAACGAGCTGCTGCTCTATCCGACGTTGGGTGTGATGGAGGTGCCTGGCCTGGGCACGACCGTGAATGTGCCGACGGGCGGGGCAGCCAATCCGTTCGTGGCGACCAACGAGGCCGGGGCGCAGGATCGGGATGCGCCGGCGTTTGGCCAGGCGGCGATGACGCTGGCGAAGTTCACGAAGAAACTGGAGTTGAGCGACGAGCTGCTGGCCGACGAGGGCAGCCTGCTGATCAACTATCTGAACGGCTATGTGGGCGATGCGTATGCGCTGACGCACAACAGCGCGCTGATGACGGAGGTGCTGGCAAACGGCACGAGCGTTACGTTGGGCGCGGCGGCGGCGGCCAGCGCCGGCGACATTCCGCTGCTGATCTCCTCGGTGAAGGATGAGTATGCCGAGATGGGGCAGTGGCTGATGAAGCGGGCGACGCGGTTCAAGTACCACGCGCTGCAGGGCAACGCCTTCTTGTTTGCGCCCACGCCAGGCGGTGGGGATCAGGGGCTGTGGACGTACCCGGTGCGGCACAGCGAGTATATGCCGGCGATCGGCGCCGGGCTGAAGTCGAGCGTGTTCGGGGCATTCCGCTATGTAGGCGTGCGCACGACCGGGATGACCTTCCTGCGCGACCCATTCAGCAAGGCGGACAACGGGCAGCTTGTGCTGCGCTACTACACGCGCATTGTGTACAAGGTGCTGCAGGCCGAAGCGGTGGTATACGGGAAGCATCCGACGGCGTAGCGGTTAGTTCGGAGTTCTAAGTTCGGAGTTCTAAGTTCGGAGTTCTGAGTTCGGAGTTTGGCGGGGCGAGGGGTTCGCCTGCTCGCCCCGCTGACCTGATGGTGAATCGATGCCCTTTCTGGAGATTCTGACGCGAACCTATAAGCGGCCGATGATGTTGGCGGCGAACCAGGCGAGCCTGGCGGCGCAGACATCGGGCGATTGGGTGCAGACGCTGCTGGTCGATGAGGTGGGGCGCGGCTGCGGCTGGGCGAATGTCCGGTTGGGGCAGCAGGCGCCGCACCTGGTGGGCGAGTATGTGTGGGTGCTCGACGACGACGACGTGTGTGTGGACGATTCGCTGGTTGGGGCGTTGGCGCTGATCGCGCAGGTGGCGGCGCCGGATGTGATCGTGATGCGGATGGATCATGGGGCGCTGGGCGTGCTGCCGGATGGGGCGCACTGGCGCAAGCGCCCGGTTAGAGGGCGCATCGGGGTCAGCGCGTGTGTGATCCGGCGTGCGTTGTTCCAACAGTGCGCAGGGGCGTGGAAAGAGGTCTATGACGGCGATTTTGATTTTATCGCCGCGGTGTTCGACGCCAAGCCGATTGTGTTCTGGTATGACTGCATCGCCTCCAGGGTGCAGCGGGTGAGCCGAGGGGCGCCGGAATGAGTAGTGTGCTGATCTTCACGCCAACCTATGACGACCCGGAGACGGGGAAGGATGCGATGCACCCGGCGTGTTATGCGTCGGTGATTGTGCAGTTGCGCAGCTTTGAGGGACACGCCGATTGGCGCATCGGGCGGGAGAATCCGCACCCGGTGGGCGACTATCGGAATGTGCTGCATCAGTACCAGGTGGCGCAGGAAATTTTCCTCGCCGGGGAGTGGGATGCGCTGCTGACGGTGGAGCACGACAACGAGCTGCCGGACGACGCGCTGCAGCGGATGTACGGGACAAAGGCCGATGTGGTCTATGCGCCCTATGTGCTGCGGCACGGGATGCGCCAGTTGTCGACGTGGCAGTATATCAACGACCGGAACCTGGGGATGTCGCTGACGCTGTACCCGTTCGAACTGGCGCAATTGAAGGCGGCCGGGGTGGGGCGGGTGAGCGGCGTGGGGCACGGCTGCACGCTCTTCCGGCGGCACACGCTGGAGGCGCTGCCCTTCCGTGAGGTAGGGGACGGCACGAATTTTTGTCCCGATATTCCGTTCGCCGAGGATGCGCTGCGCGCCGGGTTCGTGAGCATGGGGCGCTTCGACGCACCGGTGGCGCACTGGGAGAAGGGTGTGCGGCTGGAGCCGTATCAGGAGGGAGGGCTGGTGCTCTACACTGCGACAGAGACATGCAACGCGCTGGCCGACGGGAAGGTGATCCACCTGGAGGCCGGGAAGACGTACGAGATATCGCCGATTGCGGCGGCGGATTTGATCCGCGCTGGGTATCTGGCGCAGGAGCGGGCCACTGTGGCGCCGAGTGAGGTGCGCGGGGCGCCCACGGCGTCGCGCAAGAGGGCGAAGGGGTAGCGGCATGTTCGAGGGTCAGCCGGTGGTGGTGACGGCGCCGACGGAGGAGCCGGTCACGCTGAGTGAGGCGAAGCTGCATTGTCGGGTGGATGGCAGCGACGACGATGCGCTGCTGTCGAGTCTGATTGCGGCGGCGCGAGCGGCGTGCGAGGTGCTGGCGCGGCGGGCGTTCGTGACGCGGACGTTGGATTACCGGCTGGCGAGTTGGCCAGCAGGGCGCTCGATTGTGCTGCCGCTGCCGCCATTGGTGAGCGTGACAAGCATTGCGTACACCGACGAGGATGGCGTGGCCGGGACGGTGCCCAGCACAGACTATGTGGTGTACAGCCAGGTCGAGCCGGGGCTGATTGTGCTGAAGCCGGTGGCGAGTTGGCCGGCGGCGACGCTGATGCCGGGGCCTTCGCTGGCGGTGCGCTATGTGGCCGGGTTCGGTGCGGCCGCAGCGGTGCCAGCGGAGTATAAGCACGCCATCAAGTTGACGGTGGGGCATTGGTACGAGAATCGTGAGGCGGTGGTGGTGGGGGCGATGGTTTCCCGACTGCCGCTGGCGGCGAAGGATTTGCTGACGCAGGATCGGGTGAGCTGGGTATGAGAGCGGGCACGCTGCGGCAGCGGGTGACGATTCAGACGCCGAGCACGACGCGCAACGACCGCGGCGCCGAGGTGATTTCGTGGGCGGATGTGGCGACGGTGTGGGCAGAGGTGCGCACGCCGGATGGCCGCGAACGCACGGCGAATGAGCAGGTGGTGGCGATGGCGACGCACGTGGTGACGATGCGCTACCGGGCAGGGCTGACGCCCACGCAGCGGTTGAAGTGGGGCACGCGTGTGCTGAGTCTGCTGGCGACGCCTGACCCGGATAATCGGCGGCGGATGCTGGTGTGCCAGTGCCAGGAGATCATCGGCGATGCGGAGGTGATTTAGGTGGCGAGACGTGCGCAGCGCAAGGTGCAGGTTGCGTGGTATGGCGATGAGTTTGTGAAGCTCGTAGGCGAATATAGCGAACCGGCGTTGTGGGCGGCGGCGACAATTTTGGAACGGGCGGCGGTGGCGCGTACGCCGCGCGTGACCGGGAACCTGGCGAAGTCGGCGTATGTGGCTACGCGGAAGCGCAGCACCTTTGTGGTACGTCGCTACTGGAGGAAGAAGAAAAAGGTGTTTGACGACCACACAGCGGTCGTGGCGTACAGCGCGCCGCACGCGCATCTGATCGAGAGCGGGCGGCGAAAGGTGGGGCCGATTCGACCACGCCGGGCGCAGGCGCTGCGGATCGAGGGCAGGTTTCGGGCAGCGAGCCGGTATCGGCGCACGAGCGGGCGCCATTTTCTGGGAGAGGCCATCGAAGCGACGAAGGCGACGATGGTGCAGGAATTGGCGGCGGTGCTGCGTGATGGGCTGGAGCGTGAGATGCCGAAGGGGAAGCGATGAACGCAGGGGCGATCCTGTATGCGCGGCTGGCGGCGGCGGCGGCGGTGACGGCGATTGTTGGCACGCGGATTCTGCCGCTGGAGGTGACGCAGGAGATCGACTTGCCAGCGCTGGCGTACAGCGTGCAGTTGGCGGACGCCGGCGATGGTACGGCGCCGATCCAGCGGGCGACGGTGACGCTCTACTGCATGGCGCACACGGAGGCCGGTGCGCACGACCTGGCCGTGGCGGTGAATGGGGTGCTCGACGGGTATGCGGCGGTGAATGGCGGCACACGGCTGGCGCCGCTGCAACGGGCGGGCTGGGATTATTTGCGCAGTCATGAGTTGAATCTCTGGCAGGTCACTGTGACCTATCAGACGTGGGTTGTGTATTGATTTGATCGCCCTGATGGGGCATGGAGAGTAGAGAAATGCCACTGAACACTAGCGACATCATGATCGCCCCGGCGAACATTTGGTATAGCGCGCTGGGGACGGCGCTGCCGGATGAAACGTCGGTGGCGTATGGGGCGGCGTGGCCGGCAGGGTGGACAAGCGTGGGGTACACGCTGACGCCGCTGGCGATGGCCTACGGGACAGAAGATTTCGAGTTGGAAGTTGAGCAGCTTCCCAATGTGGTGAAACGGCAGAAGGAAAGAGAGAATCTGACGCTGGAATGCACGCTGGCAGAGCTGACGGCGATCAACCTGAAGTTGGCAATGGGGTCAAGCCAGACGGTGGGCACGACGGCGGCGACGGCCAGCCAGCACGCGTATGAAGAGATCAGCATGGGTGGCGAGATTTATCTGCCGGAGTACCAGGTGGGGTTCGAGGGCTACCTGCTCGACAACTCGAATCGGCAGTTGCCGGTGCGCCTCTTCCTGTGGCGGGTGAACATCGTACTGAATGGCAATCTAGAGTTTGCGAAGGCGGCGGCGTCGGGCATTCCGGTGCAGATCAAGGCGCTGGCAGACACGACAAAGCCGGCCGGGCAGCAGTTGCTGCGCTTCCAGCGGGTGACGGGGTGGAAGACTAGTTAAGTTCGGAGTTCTGAGTTGGGAGTTCTGAGTTGAGAGTGTGCATATGCGTGAGGTGACGGTGACGTTGGGCGGCACGGCGTATCGGGTGCGGCAGTTGCCGATGCGGGCGGAAGCGGAGTGGCGGCGGGTGCTGCAGGCACGGTTGGCGCCGCTGTTGGGGCTGATCGCCAATTTCAAGCAGATCGAGTTCAATACGCCGGCGGATTTTGCGGCGTTTCTGCAGGGGCTGGCGCCGCTGTTGTTGGATGCGCCCGATCTGATGTTGGCGCTGCTCTACGATTACTCGCCCGATCTGCAGGCGCACGCCGATGCGATTGAAGAGAGCGCCTACAGCGATGAAGTGATGGAGGCGCTGAAGGCAGTGATGGGGCTGGCGTACCCTTTCGCCAGAGACCTGGTCGGGGCGATGCGAGCGGCTGGCCAGGCGGCGATGCAGAGTGGGGCGGCCAAGCCAGCATCGGCGACGACCTCGCCGAGTTGACGTTGGCGCTGTGGCCGGAGGCGGCGGCCTGGGCGGATGAGGTGGCGCAGGCGCGGCTGATGGCGGCGTATGTGCGGCGCAAACGCTTCGAGGCAAAGCTGATGGTGGCGGCGGTGGCGGAAGCGATGGCGCCGGCGACGCACGGGCGGATCAGTGCGACGGAGATGATGAGTAAGTTTCTGTAGTCCCCAGTTGCCATAGAGAGCAGACGATGGCTGTACGGCTGGCCGATGCAACGGCATATTTGACCACGAACGACGACGGGCTGCGGTCTGGGTTGGACACCGGGAAGCGGCAGGTCGACGGGTGGGGCAGCGCCATCAACGGGATGTTGATGGGCGCCGGGATGGCGGCGTTCAATGCGATTGCGGGGGTGGCGCAGGGGACGGTGGCGTACCTGGGCGACTCGGTGGCGGCGGCGTCCGATTTGAATGAAACAGTGTCGAAGGTGGAGACGCTGTTTGGGTCGTCGAGCGCCGGGATTATGCAGTGGGCGCAGAACAGTGCGACGGCGATGGGGCTGCCCAAGCAGGCGGCGCTGGATGCCGTGGGCACGATTGGCAACCTGTTTATGCAGCTTGGCGCCAGCAGCGACGAGGCGGCTGGCGTGGGGCAGAACATGGTGCAATTGAGCGCCGATCTAGCCTCCTTCCACAATGTGGCGGGCGGGTCGGCGGAGGTGCTGGATGCGATGAGCGCTGCGTTCCGCGGCGAGTATGATGCGCTGCAGCGGTATATCCCCACGATCAACGGCGCGGCGGTGGAGCAGCAGGCGCTGGCGATGACCGGCAAGGAAAGCGCCAAAGAGCTGACCAATCTGGAAAAAGCGATGGCGGTGCAGGCGATCATGGCGCGGGATGCGGGCGCGGCGATGGGCGATTTTGCGCGCACGTCGGGCGGGCTGGCGAATCAGCAGCGCATCCTCGACGCACAGATGGCAGACCTGCAGGCGACGGTGGGGGCGGCGCTGCTGCCGGTGATGGCGACGTTGACGACCCTGCTCAATCAGATGGTGCAGGCGGTGCTGCCGCCGTTGACGGCATTCATCACGGATCGGGTGGTGCCGGCGATGGCGGCGATTGGCGAGGTGATCGACCGAACGGTGGGGCCGATGATCGAGGCGGCAATGGGTTGGTTCGCCGGGCTGGGCACGACGGTGCAGGCGCAGACGAACGGGCCGCTCAATTTCTTCAATGGGTGGATTGCGCAGAATATGCCGCGCATTCAGCAGATCGTGGAGTCGGTGCTCGGCGCGATTACCGCATTTTGGGAGGAGCACGGCGCGGCGATCGTCGAGGGCGTACAGCGCTATTTGGGCTGGGTGATGCAGTTCTGGGAGCTGGTGTTCCGCACGATCCTGAACATTGTGCAGGTGGGCTTGCAGGTGCTGACGGGCGATTTCGAGGGCGCCGGGCAGACGCTGCAGGCGATTGTGCGCGATCTGTGGACATCGCTGAGCCGGATTTTCTCGCAGATGATCGATGCGATTGTGGATATGTGGAGCAGCATCGATTGGGGCGGGATCGGGCGGGCGATGATTGAGGGGATCGCCGATGGGCTGCGCAATGCGGCCGGATGGCTGCGCGACGCGGCGTGGGATGCGGCGATGGCGGCGCTGGACGCGGCGCGCAATGCGCTGGGCATCCATTCGCCGTCGGCGGTGGCGGCACACGAGATCGGGCAGCCCTTTGCCGAGGGGATCGGTGTGGGGATGCGTGAGAGTATGGCGGCGCTGGCCGGGGATGTGAATGCCGGGCTGCGCGGGCTGGTGAGCGGGGTGCAGGCGCCGGCGATGGCCGGGGCGGGCGCGCCGATTTCGATTACGCTCAACATTTCGGGCGCCAGCGATGCGCAGGGCGCATCGCTGGCGGCGCGAGATGGGGTGCTGGCGGGGTTGCGGGCGGCGGGGTTGAGGTAGGGCATGGCGATTTATCAGATCGACCAGTTTGACGGTGTGGCGCTGCCCACCTATAACCCGGATCAGGAGTTGGCGCCGGCTCCAGTGGATTCGACGCTGGTGGCTTCGATTGGGGCGTCGTTCGACCGGGCGGGGAGTCGCCGGGAGTGGGCGACGCGGCACGCGCTGAGTGTGCGCGGGTGGTTCGCAAGCGACGAGACGGTGTATCTGGTCGATCACGCGGGGAATCGAATTGTCGACCATGCGGGGAATCAGATCATTGTGGCGACGGCGCTGGGCTGGCTGCGCGGGCAGGTGGAGAATCTGTCCGGGCGCGTCGGGCAGCGCGGGACGCTGTGGCGCAAGCGATGGGACGCCACGAGCGTGCGCCAGTGGAAGACGGCGCGTCTGCTGCGCGTGAATTTGCCGCACGACTACACACGGCGGCTGTATGTGGTCGAGTGCGAGTGCCAGTTCGAATCGACGATGGCGGCGTGGCGGGCGGCGACGGCCACCACGACCAGCGGGTCGATTGCCGCGGCGGGCTATGTCGGGCTGACGATCAGCAACGGCGGGCAGGTGCAGGTCGATGACGCGGTGATGACGATTACGGCGACCTCGGCGATCTCGTCCGTGCGGGTGGAGTGCCCGGCGGCGGGCATCAGCCTGGCGTGGGCGGGCAGTTTGGGCGCCGGGGCCAGCCTGGTGATCGACGCTGGCGCCAAGACGGTGCGCGTCAATGGCGTGGATGCCTACAGCGGATTTAGCCGCGTGAGCGGGCACACGGCCGACGGCTGGCTGCCGCTGGCGAAGGGGATCACGCCGATGATGGTCTATTTGAGCGCGGCGGGGGCGGTGAGCCTGGCGCACTATAACCAATTCTTGTAGGGGGACACATGACATTCCTAGAACAAGCGGCACGCGCCGAGTCGGGCGATTTTCAGATGCAGGTGAGGCAGGCGGCTGTCACCAGGGCAATCGAGATCATGGACACGGCGCCCGACAACACGCCGGAAGCCATCGAGGCCCACCGGCGACGGGCAGCGCTGGCGCGTGAGGTGCTGCTCGACGGCAACCGCATGGCGAGAGCGTTCAGCCCGGCGGTGTCGGCCAATCCGGGGCTGGTTGAGGCGTTCACGGACAGCGATCTGCAGTACACGCTCAACACGTACTGGGATGCGTTTGCGGGCATTACGAAGGCGCCGGTCGAGGCGGCATAGTATCGGCTGGGCATGATGCGCTATTACATCGACATCGAGGATAGCAGCGGGAATCGGCTGGGCAGCGGGCCGATTACCAGCATGGGCAGATGGCGCTCGACGGCCAAGATGGATCAGGCCGGCGAGTTTGCGTTCTCGATGCCCGCCAGCGACGAACAGGCGGCCATTGTTGCGGAGACGCGCGTGGCGCGCTGCTATGCGCTGCTGCCGGGCGGCTGGACGGAGATCGGCGCCGGGGTGATCGAGCGCATCGACACGCGCATCGACGATGATGGCGCGGTGACGCTGGAGGTGAGCGGGCCGGATTTGCTGCGCGAGCTGACCTATCGCAGCGTGGGCAAATTGGCGATCCAGGCAGGCGGCGGGGCGATGACGCACGCGGCGGCAGTGGCGGCGGCGGCGGCCTACGCGCCGAGCGGCTGGACGGTGACGGCGGCAAGCAGCCCGGCCTGTGGCAGCCTGTACGGGCAATTCGCCGACGAGTCGGTGCTGGCGGCGCTGGCGGCGATCAATAGCAAAAGCCAGACGCATTTTTACGGCGTGGGTCGTGCGCTGATTTTCGCCTCGGCGTGGTCGACGTCGGGGGTGCGGGCGGTGCAGGCGCAGGCGCAGGGCGACCTGCCGACGGAGACGGCGGCGATTGTGGCGCTGAGCAAGCAGCGGGATTCGTGGGATTTGATCACACGGATTGTGCCCTACGGCGCTGGCGACGGCGCGGCGCAGTTGACGCTGGCGGCGACGACGCGGACGGCGCCAGCGGGCTACACGCTGGACACGGCGGCGAATGTGATCCGCAACGACGCGGCGGAGGCGCTGTATGGTCGCCGTGAGCGCCGCGTGGATTTCAAAGATATTACGCCACTTTCGAGCACGACTGCGGATGTGCAGGCGGCGGCGAATATGCTGTGCGATTCGGCGCTGCGCACGCTGGCGTTGTTGTCGGCGCCGGCGGAATTTTACAGCCTGAAGTTGGCGGAGTGCAGCACGCTGCTGCGACCGCTGCAAACGGTGCGGCTGGTCTACAGCGACCTGGCGCAGCGTTTGGACATCGACGCCGATTTGTACATTTTGGCGGCGACGGTGGAGGTGGACGCCGACGGGCTGCGCACGACCGATGTGCAGGTGGCGTCGGTGGATCGCTGGCCGGCGAGCGATGCGGCGGCGGTGGTCGAACAGTTGAGCCAGAGCAAGCTCTACCAGGTGCATCCGCAGCGCAACGGCAACCTGCACACGATCTCCTATACCAAACATGTGGATGAAACGGAGCAGGCGGAGTTCCGCTTTCGCTTTGACGACGATGTGCTGGCGCTGAGCCGGGTGACGTTCGATTTCACGGTGCTGGCGCTGGAGAGCACTGTCAAAACGGTGGCGTTGGAGCAGAGCACCGGCGGGACGATTTCGACGAGCTACACGGGCAGCTCTGGCGCCACGAGCAGCAGCAACAGCGGCACGCCATCGGTGGCCGACACCGGGAATGCCAGCGTTGCGACGACGAGCGGGCAAACGGGCGGCACGACGACCGACAGCGGCGGCAGCGGCAGCACAGGCAGCGGCGGCAGCAGCAGCACCGACAGCGGCGGCGGCGGCAGCACGGGGAGCAGCGGCAGCGGCAGCACAGGGAGCGGCGGCAGCGGAACCAGCGGCGGCAGCGGAGAGTTGGAGACGGACGAGCCGGACGGTACGGACTGGTCTGGCGGGTCGCACCGGCACTCGACGCGCGTCTACGATATTTCTTCACCGAGCGGGGCGCCGGTCTATTTGTACCAGACGGGCGGGACGTACTATTTTGGTGCGCCGACAGGGGCCGGATCGAAATACATTGCGACCGAGTTCGTTGGCAACCACACCCACGCCATCGACGGGCACACGCACACGGTGCCCTCTCACACGCACACGATTGGCGACCACATCCACACGTTGGCTGCGCACAGCCATACGATCCCCAGCCATAGCCACACGATGGCGGCGCACAGCCATACGATGGCGGCGCACAGCCACACGCTGAATCAGCACACGCACAATATCAGCCACACACACACGATCAGCCACACGCACGACATCAGCCATACGCACACGTTTACGCCGGCGGTGACGACGGTGTACGGGATTTTCCGGGATTCTGCGGCCAACACGTTCGGGCTGGCCGATCTGGAGTATTCGGTGGATGGCGTGACGTGGTACGGGTTTGCGCCGACGGTGAACGGCTACACGAGCTTGGGCGACGGGTGGCATCGGATCGACATCACGGCGTTGGTGATGGCGACGGGGACGTTCCTGCCGGTGGCGGCGAACAATTTGCTGCGGGTGCGGCGCAAGGCGACCGGCGCCACCGGGAAGGCGGCGACGATTGACGCCCAGTTGAATATCCGGTCGATCATCCAGGCGATTGATTATCAGTAGGAGGGAATTATGAGCGAACGAATCGAGATCACGCCGGCGGAGATGGCCGAGGGGCTGCGGCTGCTGCGTGAGATGAAACACCTGCACGAGCTGATGCACGTGGCCGAGAGCGACTATGAACGGTACATCGGCCATTTGGCGGCAATTCATCGGGTGCCGGCCGGGTATGCGCTGCACGATTGGGTGACTGGCTTCGAGCCGGTGAAGGAAAACGGCAATGGCTGAGCAAACAGTTGATGGCCTGGGCGAACTGACCAGCCCGGCGGCGAATGATGAGATTGGCATCTGGGATGTGAGCGCCGGCCAGTATATGAAAATCCAGCGTTCGACGCTGGTGGGGGCTACGATCACAGGCGGCGGGACGCTGGCGTTGGGCGGCTACACGCTGACGGCGCCGGCGACGGGGACGGCGGCGCTGCGCGGCGCCAATAATAATTTTTCAGCACTGCAGACGCACGCTGCTGGCATCGGCGTCGGGGTGGCCGACAATCTGCTGAGTAGATTTAATCCTGGCGTTGTGCGCCAGGCAGTTGAGTATACTGCGCTGGAGAATAACGCAATCATAAATATCAGCCCGATCGACTACGGAGTCGTCGTCCTGTTCAACGCTACCGATGCCACCATCGGCGTTTTTGTGGCGGCAGGTTCGGCGGTGACAGCTTTGGCGACCAATGCTCTATTTGCGATGGCGCCAGATACCGCAAACAAACTCAACATCTACACGTATAATGGGCGGATCTATTTGCAGAATAAGCGGGGCGTTACGGTGTCGCTTCAAACGCTGGTGTTGCTGTAACGAAAACGGCGCCCGTCCTGTGTTAGGATCGGGCGCCGTTGTTTTCCTGGGAAAACATCAATCAGTTAGATTGCTGTCGCCGCGCAGACCGAGTTGCTCCAGCCAGTTGCGCACGCGGTCCAGTTGCCAGATTTGCCGGCTGGCGCTCCACGTTTTGGCGCTACGGCTGGCCAGCGCTCGCAGGATCAGCGTGCGCAGCGCTTTGATGTCGTCGATGTCGATGCCAGAGCGGTCGGTATTGAGGTTCACGGCCAGGTCGAGCAGGAATGGCTGATTGCTCCACAACTCGCCGGCGGCGGCGCAGGCGGACGCCTCGCTAATCAGGCGCTCGGCCTCCGCCTGCTCGTCACGGATGCGCGCCCGGTGCGCCTGCACGTCGCCGTGCTCCAACTCCTGCGTGCGGTTGGCCATGCGTTGTTTCGATGTGCAGCCGGCGCACATATTCGGCGCGCCGGCTGGGTCGGGGCGCACGTGATAGTCGGCGGCCAGCGCGTTGTAGGCGACGACGAAGCAAGGGCAGCGCTCGCCGTTGCAGAGGTTCTGATCGAGCAGCGCGGCCGGCGCGTCGTTCCAGTAGTTGCGCGTGGTGAACCAGTTGATCTCGGTCCCGGCGACTCTCTCGGCCAGCACGGTGGCCGTAGCCACGACGCCTGTCGCGTCCCCGGTCGCAGGCGGCGCCGCGTTGCCGTCAGCCGTCGCCGCCTGCTCCGCCATCGGTTCGGCCACGACAGCGCGCTGTGCGAGCACCTGCTCGGTCTGCCAGCGCAACGACTTGGCATCGTAGCAGCCGTCACGCTCCACCTGAGCGCAGCGCGGGCCGGCGTCGCCGTTGAACTGCACGAAAAACTGGCAGCCGACGCACGGGCCCACGATGCGCTGCCACGGCTCCGCCGGCGTCCAGTCGAGCGGCCACACGGGCGGGTCGCACTGGCGTACACTCGCTACGTGCTGATTGCTGCCGTAGCCATCCAGCGGACGCGCGTAGCCGGTTTTCGGCGCCGGCGCTATCGGCTGGCGATGCGCCACAATCCAGCCGATTACCCGCTCCAGTGCGGCGACGGTCATGGCGCCGGCGTCGTCCAAATCGATCTTGGCGAGCAGGTGCGGTGCGGGCAGCAGGCGCAGCAGTGCGCGGCCGTGGCGCTCGGTGAGCTGGCCGGCGAGGATCAGTTGCTGCACGTCCTCCGGCAGTTGGAGCAGGCGCACCAGGTTGGCGGCCGCGCCGCGGGATTTGCCGAAGATTTTGCCAGCCTCCTCGTAGGTCATGCCCAAATCGGTTCTGGCGCGCTGGATGGCGATGGCCTCCTCGATGGCGGTGAGGTCGCGGCGCTGCGCATTCTCGGCGATGGCGTGCTCCCACATCTGCCGGTCGGTGAGCGGCATCAGTAGGAGCGGCATGGTGGCGTAGGACGCAGCATCGTAGTCGATCTCGGCGCTCCACTCGGCAGCCCGCTGCGGCGCCATCTCGCGGAACACGTGCAGAGCGCCGTGCGCCAGTGCCAGAAATGCCAGCCGGCGGCTGTGGCCGAACGCCAGTTCGACGACCGTACCGCCGTCGTCGAGCAGGTTGGCGATGGCGTCCTCATCCTCGTAGATTGCCGCAGGCCAGGCGTGGCCGTCGGCGTAGCGCACCAGGCGGCCAACGGGCAGTTGCTGCAGGCCGCGCGTGGCGGGCAACGACGGCGCCATCTGCACGATGCTGGCGGCCAGGCCGAGCACGTGCTCCGGGTCGTTGACCTGGCGAGTCTGAAACGGGTTGTCCTCCAGCTTCGGCAGCGGCACATTCCAGATGGTGGCCTGCTGGCTCATCTCGTTGTCGTGCTTGTGCAGCAGATTAAGCATGATCGATCTCCGTTAATTCACTCATGACTGCGGTGGCAATCTCCCAGTACGCCGCGCGCAACTGGCTGTCGGCGTCAACGCCGCGTCGATAGGGCACGATGCCGAGCAGCGGGATTTCATCGCCGATGCGGTCCAGGTTGGTGCGGTGCAGCACGGTGACGCTCTGGTGTTTGGTGACGACCGCGCCGAGCACGCGCGGCGCCTGGCCGAGTTCAGCGCGCAGCCATTCCACCATCGTGACAATGCGCCGCATTCCGTCGATGGCGTCGTGCTCCGGGTCGAGCACGATCAGCACGGCGTCGGCGGCCACCAGCGCGTTGACGGTGAGGATATTGGCCGCCGGCGCACAGTCTATGATGACGGGACGGTCGCCGGCATCGCGCAGCGCGTTCGCCAGGTAGCGATGATTCGGCGATTTGGATTGGATGGCGGCCGCGGCATCCTCCAGCTTGATGTCGGTGCCGACCAGTTGCACGCCGTCACAGTGTTGGATGGCAGCGGCCAGGGCGGTGCGGCGCATGAGCACGTCGGCGATGCCGTTGGCGTGGTGGATGCTGCCATTGAACATGCGGGTCAGGTTGCCCTGCGGGTCGAGGTCGATGGCGAGCGGGGTGTAGCCCTGGTTGGCCCAGTGCTGTGCCAGCCAGTAGGCGGTGATGGTTTTGCCAACGCCGCCTTTGTGGTTGCAGATTGCAAGTGTTGTCATGGTGCATTGCTCCTTTTGTTTTCCTGGGAAAACATCAATCGTATTCTTGCCACTCGCCATCGATCTGGCGCGGTGGCTGCGACTCTTCTTCGCCGACGATGCGGTAGCGCTGCGCGTCGGCCTGGCGCTGTGCGTCGAAGAGCAGGCGTGCGCGCTGGTCGGCGACGCGGCGCACGTCGCGGTCGTAATCCAACTCGGCGCGGGCGCGCAGGGTGTCCAGCCGTGCATACTCGCGGTGGACGGCCTGGCGCTTTTCTTCGACCGACGCCAGATCGCTGTTGAACTGTGCGGAGGCGCCCAACGTGCCGCGCATGATGGCCCAGGCAAAGCCGCCACCCCACGCGAAGACGACGACGCCGGCGACGATGCCAAAGGCGCCGGCCGCCCAGTTGGCGCCGAAGCGGCTTTCCAGCCACCAGCCGGCGACGCCGATGATGATGAGCAGAACGATTAGCAGGGCGACCCGATCCCAGTACGTGCGGCGCTGCACCTGAATGTCATCGCCCCAATCCATGTCACGGTCACGATTGCGACTCATACGATCTCCTTTTAGCGGAACATGCGCTGCCACCAGGGGCGGCGCGTGGGTTGACGCCGCGCTGATGGTTGCGAGCGCGACGATTGTTTGTGCTTGCAGCCGGGTTCGATCCACGGCTGCGGCATTTTCCCTTCCCAGCGCTGCGCCCACCGCAAGTTGCGCGGCTCGATTGGCTTCGAGCGCAGCCAGAAGATGCCACTGCGACACAATAGATATTCCGTCCACGCGGCGGCCCGGTCGCTGACGACAATCTCCGCCACGTTCCAATCGGCGCCGGGTTTGTTGTCGTCGTCGACGATGCCGGCGCGCTCGCTGTAGGTGTGCAGCACGAACCGCACGCCATACGGGCGGAGCGTTGCCGTCACCGCGTCACGCGCCGGACTGCACAGTCCTTTGGCAACAATGATTTTCTTGGTCACATCCACACCCTTTCGCTACTACTACTACCGCCCATTGGCGCCCGATCCAGCACCAAATCGCCCACTTCTGCCTCTGGTAGCGCAGTAGTAGTAGTGCTTTCGAGGCTTTCGAGGCTTTCGAGGTGGGCACGGGCGCGCTTGATCCACGCCAGGTTGCTGCCGCCGGTGTTGGCGCCGGGGCCGAAGACGGCGCGGATCATTTCGTTCTGGCTGGCGCCGGCGTCGAGCAACGGCGCAATGGTGGCGGCGATCTCGATAAGCCGCGGGTCGATGGTGGGCGCCGTCGGCGTGGGTGGGGCGACGGCCAGCAGCGGCGCGGCGGCGGGCTGGCTGCTGGCCCAACGCTTGCGCCAGAAAGCGACCATTTCGGCGGTCTCGGTCTGGCTGAGGTTGTACGCCTTGATGCGGCGCACGTCGGCGTCGATGCGCAGGAAGTCGCCGGGGACGGCCAGCAGGTGGGCGCCGCTGGCGGCGCGCTTGGTGGCGACGGTGGCGGCGTTGGGACCATCCACACGACCGACGAGGCGCGTGGTGAAAGCGACGTTGATCTCGGTGGTGATGGTCTCCTTGTTGGGGTACTGGGTGCCTGCCCAGACGTTGATCGCCATCGCCCGGCCCATGTTGAGGATGTCGGCGATCCGGCTCATGGTGGCGCGGTCGGTGCGGAGCTGCGCCAGTTCATCAATCAAAAGCAGCAGCCGCGGGGTGCGGGCGCCGGTTTCGATGCGGCGACGCAGTTCGGCGTCGACCATGGCCACGGCGCCGGCGGCGCTGGCCGGGTCGCCGGCGAAGGTGATTACCTGTGGCATGGTGCGAAAGACAGGAAAATCGTCATTCTTGAGATCGACGACGACGACCTGCAACTGTTCGGGCGAGGTGTTGGCGAGCAACGTCAAGAGCATCATGCGCATGAGCGTCGATTTGCCGGCGCCCGACATGGCGGCGACGAGGGTGTGATAGTCACGCTCCAGGTCGAGGTACTGCTCGGCGGGCTGCTGGCCGAACTCGTACCAGCGACCGATGAGGGCGTGGTAGCGGGGCGCCCGGATGCTGGCCGCCGACGACGGCAGGGGCTGCGGGTTGGGGTAGGGGACTTCGAGGGCGTAGGGGTATTCGCGCAGGCGCACGGGCGTGGGCTGGCTGTAGCCGGGCAGCAGGCGGCGGCGCACGGCATAGATGGCGTTGCCCATCTCGCGCAGCAGGCCGGCGACACGCGCCTGTTTCTCGTTGCGTTCGAGCTCGAGCGGATAGCCGATGAAGCTGCTGCGGACGGCCAGGGCGCCGGCGAGAGTGGCGTGGGCGGCGACGCGGTTGGCTTTGAGGATGCTGTTGATCTCTTGCACTTCTTGTAATCCCAGATCGTGGGTGCTCATGTGTCCTCCATCAAAACAAACAGGGGCATTGCGGTCGATGCAATGCCCCTGCTATACTACGCAGGACGGGTGGTGCATCGACCGTACTCACCCGTCCTTGTGGCCTGGCGGGTGCTCACAACACCGGCCAGGCCAGTCTATTTGTTAGCGGCGGCGTTGCCGCTTCCACGCGACGTTGCGCGCGATGGTGATGTAGCCTTGCGCCAGGCGCCGGCGCACCAGGTCGGCGTAGAGCGACTGGAGTGTGGCGTAGCGGCGCTCCATGACGTGGAGGCGGGCGCGTGCGGCGTCGGCTTCCTGCCGGTGCAGTTCAGCCCACATCCAGTTTTCGTCGCCACGCTGTTGCTGGCTGCTGGCGCGCTGGCGTTGCTGCCAGGCGTAGGCGGCGAGCCACACGAGGGCGGCGGCCATCAGCATGATGATGAAGATCAGCAGATCGATGGTGGTCATGCCGTCACCTTGCGAATCGGCTTCAAATTGGGGCGCATGTCCGGCCCTTCGACATGGACGATACCCGGCACGTAGCGGGCGCCCCACTTCTCGATCACGTAGCGGTTGGCGCCGCCGGTCCACTCGCGCCAGAAGCGTCCATCCATCATGCGGCTGTGAATGTCGCCGGGCATCGGAATCGCCGGATCGACCTGGCAGATCAGGACAGTGAGCGATTCGCCAGCCAGGGCGGCGCGGTAGCGGTGGTCGAGCAACTCCTGAAAGCCTTTGCGCGTCCAGTCGTTGGTGACGTTGGCCTTGTCGACTTCGTCGATGACCAGCGCCGGGATTTCCCGGTAGAGGGCGCCGTTGGCCGTGTCGCCGTGGATGTCGGCGAACCAGCCGTCTTCCAGGCGCCGGGCGTGGTAGAAACGGGCGGGCACGTTCTGACGCACGAGGCCGGCGACGATGGCCTGGGCGGTGAGCGTTTTGGCGGTGCCGTAGGCGCCCCAGAGGGTGAGCCAGCCCGACGGCTGCGCCAGTACGTCGCCGACAAGCCAGCGCAGCAGGACGTGCATGTCGCTGGCGCCGCGGATGGTGGCGGCAGTTGTGCGCAGTTCCTGCTCGTTGAGGCCACTGCGGGCGCCCAGGCCGGTGTCACAGCGCCCGCAGCGCCGCGCCTTGCCGAAGCCGGGTGCGCCGGCGGGCAGGTCGGGCAGGTAGTAGCCCGCGCCGCGGCAGATGGGGCACTCAGCCATCGGCGTCGGGCGGGTCGTCGTCGTTGATGCCGGCGTACCATTCGGGGCCCCAGTCGGTGGCGCGCTGTTGGGCGGCGATGTCATCGCCCGCTGCGCCAGGATGCGCTGGAGCACGTCCGCCAGGCCGGTTGCTGGCGGCGGCGGCTGGTAGGTTGGTGCTGTTGCGTTTTGCATTGAATCCCTCGCGTTGCCAGTTGGCGAGTATGCCCTCGACGTAGGTCCAGCGCCGCGCTTCGTTGCGCACGGCCAGGCCGATGGCCTGCTCGATCCACGCCGGCGGGAAGGTGCGCAGGGCGGTTTTGAGCGTGCCGGCCATGATGGGCGTGATCAGCCCGATGTTGGACTCGTACAGGGCGCAGAGTTGTTCGTAGGTCAGCCCCGGTGCGGCGTCCGGGGCTGAGGCGGGTTGCGGCGCCAGGTCGTCGGGTGGGGCTGACGACGACGACGACGCGTAGTTGTTGTTATCATCAACAACTACGGAAGTAGTTGTTGTAGTAATATAGTCAGGGTTTTCGACTGGCGCGCGCTGGGCGTGCAAATTGCACGCTGAGCGCGCGCCGTGCACGCTGAGCGCGCGCTGGTCATCATCGCTGCGCGCGCTGGGCGTGCAATTTGCACGCTGAGCGCGCGCCGTGCACGCTGAGCGCGCGCCAGGATCGGCGGTTTGATCGTCATCGTCGGCGATTTCGGCGGCTGGGGTGGCGGTTTCTTGCCACCAAATGGTGACGCTGGCGTTGCGGCGATAGACGATCAGCCCGGCGGCGTGCAGTTGGTGCAGGTGGTTGCGCGCAGTGCCGTCCTCGCCGCCGGCGATCTGGCGCAGTTCCTCATGCGTCAGGCGCACGACGCCGTTGCGCTGCCGATCGAGTAGGCGGCGGGCGGTGCGGTATGCGGGCGCCGAGAGGGGCGCGTCGTCGATGCGTGCAATCAGGTCAGCGAGCACGGGTTACTCCTCGCTTCTTCTCCGCTGCGTCCGGGTGCGGGTGGAACTTGCGCCATTCGGCAATTGCACCTTCGACCGTTCTGCACAGCAACGTCGAACTGTTTTCACGGGAACAACGCGTGATGCTGGTACGCCGATTGCATTCCAGTATCACATGGCCGTCGGGCGTGCGTGATAGTTCAGGCAAACCGCCACACAGACACGGCGCCAGCGATTCAATCTGTCGGTCTAGCTGGCGAGCGGCAGCAGCTTCTGGGCTGCCAAAGACGATGGCAGTCATAGCCCACCTGCGGCGCCAGCGGCGACGAGTACGAATCCAAGCAGGCCGACGACGCCGAGGATCAGCGCCACGTAGAAGATCGGGCTATAGCCCTGGTCATTGTCCATTTGTGCGATCCTCCTCGCGGCCTGAGATGGTGCAGGCCGCCCATAGCACCACGGCGATCAATGCGCTGGCGAGTAAGGCCAGCGTGGCCACGATGGCGTAGATCATGATTGGCTGTCCACTGCGGCGCGCAGGCGCTCGATCTCGGCGACTGTTGCCTCCAGCAACGCACGCCGGATTGGGCGCGTCGCCAGGGCGTTGGGCGGGGTTGCTGCGAGCAGCTCCTTGAGCCGCTGCAGCACGTCGCCAGCAGTGCCGTCGAAGTTCCTGCCGTATGCGGTAGCGTTGGTTGGTGCAGTCATAGGCGGGCATACTCCTGCTCCTTGCGTGGCTGCGCGGCCAGGCGCTGCTGTGTGCGGCGGCGGGCCTGTTGCCGGCGCCAAATGGCGTAGTCCTGGAAGTCGAGCAGGGCGATCTGGACGCGCTGCATTTGCTGCACTGGCGGCATCTCGGCCCACTGGCGGCGCCGGTCGGCGATTAGTGATTGGAGATTGGCGTCGGTCACGATTCGACCGCCTTGCCGCAAACCACGCTCCATTTGCCGTCGCCGAAGGTCATGGCGACAGAGTTGGCGGACGGCATCCACGCCGGTGCGTAAGCGTCGAAGTCGGCCATCGTCGGGAGTTTGCCGTCTGTCCAGATGCTGTTCAGCCGCGCCTTGACCAGCCGCCACCGCACCGATTTTGGTATGGTGCGCCAGGCGTGGCGCTTAGCGTCGAGGCCGATGATGTAGTCGTGCAGTTCGGCGTCGTCGCCGACATCCAGCGCAGCCTGCTGTGCAGCTTCGGCGGCGGCTTCCTGTGCCAGGACTTCGGCAGCTTGTTCGACAGCAGCGACGATAGCGGGCGGGTACTGTTCGGGCTGGTCGGTTGGCGACAGCTGGACGGCAGGCTGGCTTTTGCCGTTGCCGTGCGGCGTGGCAATGGCGTAGGAGCGCAGGGTGGCGAGATCAGCGTTGAGACGCTTGATCTCGGCGGCCTGGCTCGACATCAGGGCGATGGCGAGATCGACTTCGTTGCTATCGCCAACGATAGGCTTGTCTGCCAGCCAGTCGGCCAATTTTGCCAGCAAGCCGTCGGACTCGTCGCGCTCGGCGATGGCCGTCGCCAGGTCTTGGCGCAGGCGTTCGACGGTGCCGCGCAGCCGGTCGGCGGCGGCAATTATCGCATCCGCCGTGTCGCCATCTGCGTAGTACTCGGACGGCGCGTGCTCGGCCAGCCATTCATTGATGCGGATGAATTGCTGCCGATCTTGCCTCGGTGCGGCTTGCGCCGGTAGGCAGCGCTCTCGCCAGGCGGCATCGAGTTCCTGCATGGCGAGCAGTAGGGCCAGGTTGGCGGCGTTGGTGGTGATGTGCTGGCGATCGGCGCTATCCTGGGCGATGTCGTCCAGGGCGGTGCGGTATTTGTGGTAGAGACTGACTGTGATCATGGTTGTCCCTCTGTGAATGTGATGGTGGCACGCGTCGGCGACTCCCACTGCACCAGCACCAGGCCGGCTGCGGTGAGGGCGTCGAGGCACGCGTGCCATTCGGTTTCGTCGATCTCGAAAATCTCCTGCGCCACCCAGGTGCTGACACGGTAGGCGAGCGGGTCGCCGCTTGCCAGCGTGAGGAGCATGCCGGCGATGTAGGCGTGCTCGTCGCTGAGGGTGTCGTTGGTCAGGATGCGCTTTTTGAGTGCGGCTTTGGCGGTCATGATCAGAACTCCACGTCGCGATGTAGACCGTTGAGCAGGTCGAGTTGGTAGTAGCGGCTGCGCCATTCCTGGATGGCGCCAGGTGGCTGCGCTCGCACGGGGACGGGCGTGCCGACAAAGACTTTTTCCGAGTTCCACAGACCTAGCGCGGCGAAGTATTTGCGCTGAGCGCGGTCATCGCCGCCGAAGTGCTTGCGCACCATAGCGCGGCGCGCTTTGCGAGCGATGGCGCGCCGTCGGCGTGGTGTGAGGGTGGCGGCTCTGGCGTGGCCGCCGACGCTGGCGATGCTGTTGCCGGCCACGAAGCGGCCGCGGCTGTCACGCTCTGGCACGGATCGCCTCCTGCGCAGCCAAATCGGCATCTACCAGCATGATCACGGTCACCGCGGGTGCGGTCTGTTCCTGATCAGGGTCGATCAGCACGAAGCCGCTGAAAAGGTCCACCAGCCAGCCGTTGTCCTCCAACGCACAGATCGTTTCTGGTCGCAGCGCAAGCGGCCGGCCGTCTTCCTGTGCCAGTTCTACGATTTCTTGAATGCGTGGGTCGGTCTGTGTTATGATGTCCATGTCGGTTCCTTTCGGGGTGTTGCTTCACCCCAGGGTGGGCGGCGCAGTGACCATCATCACTGCGCCGCTTTTTTGTTGGTTGCGCCGGGGCCTGTCCGGCTTTGGTTGGCGTTGGCACAGTAGCGTGGGCTGCTGTGCTCCGGTCTGCGTCCAAGCGTCTATTCGCGTGCAATGGCGAGTTCCGTCCGCTTAGACGCAGACCGGACATTTGTCCAATCTGCCTCTGGAAATTTGCCTCTACTATCTGGTAAACTGGAAGCAGGACGGTTCCCGCCACAGGACAGCCCCGCTTCCAGTTACCAACAACCCACCGTTGTAATGGAGGCAAACTATGAAACACTCGATCAATCTCGAACCTGCTGCCGAGTCGTTGGACGGGCGACAACTGGATGCGTTGCTGCAGTTGTACCTGGACAGGCTGGGCAGGCGCTCTGACTTGGCGCCGGCGACGGTTGTCGGCTATGCCAATCGACTGGCCTATTTCCGGCAGTGGTGGCGCGATGTCGGACCCTGGTGCGACTGGGAGCTGACACGGGATAAGCTGACGCAGTTCGGCGCGTGGCTGGCGGCGGCACAGTCACAGTATCGGCAGCCGTTGACCTATACCAGCCGTCACGATGTGTTGCGTCGATTGAAGCAGGCGTTCAAGTGGGCATTCGAGCACGACTATCTGAGCCGTGATATTCGGGCGTGGGTGCCAGCGGCGGCCGGTGCGGCGCCGCTGCGCCAGCGGGCAACGCTCGATGAGTTGACGGCGCTGATGGGGGCGGCAGGGCGGTCTGGCTATCCTGTGCGTGATCTGGCGTTTGTGGCGCTCTTGATCGGTACGGGACTGCGCAAGATGGAGGCTGTCAATCTGGATGTGATGGACATTCGGATGAATGCCGATCACAGCGGGACGGCAGCGGTGCGCCATGCGAAAAAGGTCAAGGGGCGCAGTGTACAAGGGCGAGTCGTGGCGTTCGATGATTGGACGGGCCACTATTTGGCGGCACTGCTGGATAGTTACGCAGTGCTCGACGGGCCGCTGTTCCGGGCGCCGGATACGACGCGTCGCATTGGGGCGATGGCGGCCTACCGGATTGTGAAGCGAGCGATCCACCGCGCTGGCCTCGATGGTGTGATTGAGGGTCCGCACGATTTACGGCGAAACTTCGCCACGTGGTTTAGCAAGCAGCACCGGGGCGAGCTGCACGGACGGCTGCTGTCAAAGCAGTTGGGGCATGCCCGCTTTGTCCAGACAGATGCGTACATTTTGCACGACGCCGACGATCTACAGGAGGTGATCCGCTCGCCGCTGGCCGACTCGCCGAAGACGATTCCGGCGTCGGCGCCGACGTTGCGGCGGGGTGGAAAGGTGTAGCAGTCTCTATAGGACTGCAACACCCCCCCCCCACGTCTACGGGTGTTGCGTCCGCACCGGAGAAGGTGCGGGACTGCGACGGGCGACGCCCCGTGGGGCTACTACACCCCTCATCAGGGTGGGTGTATGTAGAGGTAGGATCGCCGAGATGATCGAGTATTCGGTTGTCAAGGTGCGTTACTAGGGCGGTCGTCCCATCACTCTTGGCGGATGGGTGGGGCGACCGTCAGGTCATCGTGCATAGCTCGCTGCAAGCTCCTCATTGAATCGATAGCCCTGTTCTACGGCGAATCGTCGTAGGTCACTGACATCGATCCAAATTCTCTGCTTGACGCCTTCGCGTCGCGCAGGGAGCATACCGTCTTCAACGCGCCGAAAAATCGTCACGTGAGACGTGTTGAGGATTTCAGCGGCCTGCGGTGCGCTGACCTCTGACATGCCGTTCTCCTGTCGGTAACAGATGAAATATACGAAATATAGATTACACCGATAGAACGCCGTTGTCAATCCCTGAGTTTCCCGAATTGCGACCCGAAAAGGAGCAGCCTCAATGCCGTGGCGATTCCGCAAGCGCAAGAAATTGTTTCCTGGTGTGACTTTGAATTTGTCGGACAAGGGCGCCGGTGTGACGGTGGGCAACCGCGGCGGGCGGGTGAGTGTGAACTCGTCCGGGCGCACGACGGTGGGCGCCAGTGTGCCGGGGACTGGGATTTATTACCAGGAGACGATTAGCAGCGGGAAGCGTGGGAAGCGCGGTGCGCCAGCCACGGCGCCGGCCTCCGCTGGCGGTGGGTGTCTGCGCAAGGTGTTGGTGTGGGGCGGCGGGGCGTTGGCGGTGTTGTTTGGGGCGTCGATGTTGGCGAGCCTGGCGCCGCGCTCGGCGCCCACTGTCGAGCGGGCGGGCGATGTGGTGATTACGGCGGCGCCGGTGGTGGTCGAAGCGACGGCGACGGTTGCGCCGACGATGGCGCCGGTGGTGGTCGAGGTGACGGTTGCGCCCAGTGCGACGCCATTGCCGACGGCGACGCCGGCGCCTGTCGATACGCCGACTGCGATCCCGACGGTGATCCCGACTGTGATCCCGACTGTGGCGGCTGGGGCGGTGGTGATCGAGGCGGCGAATGTGCGGGAGGGGCCTGGGGTGGAGTATGCGGTCGTGATCGGTGCGCAGCCTGGTCAGGCGGTGGTGGTGACGGGGCGGGATGCGTCGGGGGAGTGGTTGCAGTTGGGCAGCGGGTATTGGATTGCGGCGGCGTTGGTGGCGAATGCGCCGGTTGATTTGCCGGTGACGGCGGCGCCGGCGCAGTTGCCGGGTGGGAATCCGACGGCGGCGCCGGTGGTGGTTGAGGGGACGCCGGCCAGCGTGTTTACTTGTGTCGGTGGGTGTGCGACGGCGCCAGACCCGTCATGCGCCATCAAGGGCAATGTGAATAGTAAGGGCGAGTTGATCTATCACGCACCTGGCTGGCGCGATTACGAGCGCACGGATGTGAAGCCGGAAGAGGGTGATCGGTGGTTCTGTACGGAGGAGGAGGCGCGGGCGGCTGGGTTCCGTGCGCCGGAGAATCATTAGGGGTGTTTTCCCAGGAAAACATGAAGCCAGGTCAATCGACCTGGCTTTTTTGTTGCTTGCGGCGCGGGATTTCCTAGTCTTCTGACGATTCTATAAGCAGTGCAAATGTGCTACAATGTTGAATAGTTCACTGTTGAACTGTTAGATTGACGGCATAGGAGTCCCTACATGAAGATGCCTGGTATTCTCCCGCTCGTGTTCTTCCTCTTTCTTGTTCCCGCGTTGGTCCCTGTTATCGAACGATTTTGGCCGACGGCAACGACCTGGTGGTCTGCGTTGTTGGTCGCCGTGCTGGGTGCGGCGGTGTCGGCGGGCTGGCTGGTCTATCGCCGTCAGTTGGCGAAGCTGGACATGCCCGCGCCGATGGCGTCGCCTGCGCCCGGTGATGGCGTGAGCGATGAGGATTACACGTGGCAAGCGGCGCCGGCGGCAGCCCCGTCGTGGCGTGACTGGCTGCTCGGCTAGATGCCAGATTCGCCCCGGTTGAGCCGGACGGCGCCCAATCGCCACCGGACGCTGCTGGTTGCTCCCCATGATGAGTCGCTGCCCGATGTAGATCGGGAGGTGCAGCGCGTGATGAATGCGCTGTCGCCGCGGTTGCTGTTTGCCGAGGTGACGGTGGCGGCGCTGGTGGATGAGTTGCAGCGGTCGAAGTACGATGTTGTTTGGTTTGCGGGGCATTCGTCGGCGGAGGGGCTGGCGCTGTCTGACGGTGTGTTGGATGCGTCGCGGCTGGTGCAGTTGCTGCGTCAGCAGGCGCCGCGGCTGGTGTTCCTGAACTCGTGTGCTTCGCTGCCGGTGGCGATGGCGATCCACGAGGAGGTTGGCTGCGCGGTGATTGCGACGATTGCCGACGTGTCCGATCCGCTGGCATTTACGACCGGCGCGCAGTTGGCGGCGGCGTTGGCGGCTGGTATGCCGATCAGTGAGGCGTACTTGGTGAGCCGCCCCGGCGCCAATCGGCAGTATGTGCTGCTGGGTGGCCAGGCCGAGCGCGGGGCGACGGACATTGAGGCGGATGAGATCAGGCTGATCCGGTTGTTCAATGAGTGGGGTGAGCGGATCGAGGGGAAGCTGGTCGGGCTGGAGACGCGCGTGAATCGGCGGATCGATGATCTGCAGGGCGATGTCGATGAGATGCGCGGGGACGTGCAGCGGCTGACCGCCGAGACGAATACGCTCAATCCGATCAAACGTGTGCTGTGGGGTGTCGGGTTCGTGATGCTGTTCGTGCCGGTGATTGGGTTCTTTTCGGGCTGGCGTGAGTTCGTCGATGTGAGCTGGCAAGCAGCCTATTTGTTTGCCGGGTTCTGCTATGTGTTCGCCGCGTTGCTGTTCGGGCTGGGCATGGGGATTATCCGCATTGACCAGTTGATGCGGGGGCGCTGATATGCCAGAGCGGGCGCCGTCGGCGTGTCGGCGGCCGGGGTGCCGTGGCCTGGTACGCAACGGGGTGTGCTCGGTGTGCGGGTCGCTGCGTCGTCGGAGCGACAAGGAGATCGATGATCGGCGCGGGTCGTCGTCACGGCGTGGGTATGGCAGCCGCTGGCAGCGGTGGCGAGCCATGTACCTGCGGTCGCACCGGCTGTGTGTGATATGCCTGCGTAATGGTCGCGTCGAGCCTGCGACCGACGTGCATCACATCATTCCCAAACGCGACGGCGGGCTAGACATCGAGAGCAATCTGCAGGCGCTGTGCCATAGCTGTCACAGCCGGATTACGAATGCGGGCGGCTAGGCCACCGGAGGGGGGATCGACAATTTGCTAGGGCGACGAGCTAGACCGGCATCGAAGCAAAACTTTCGCACGGAAGAAAATCTGGAAATTGTGAGATGGGGAATTTCCTGTCAGGGCAGAGGGGTGTAGTGGCACAGCAGCAGCATGGGGAGCCGCTGGCGATACCTGACGGCCTTGACCCGACGTTGCTGCCGTACTGGGAAACAGTTGCCGCCCTGTTGCCAAAGGGGGTGGCCGCCAAGCATGACACGCAGATTGTGTTGCAACTGTGCCAGGCGCTGCATGTGCGCGACCGCGCGTATGAGCAAATTCTGAGCGGCGGCATTGAGGTGGCGGACGCCGCGCATGGGGGCGAGCCACGCCGGAACCCGGCAATCATTACGTGGCGGCAGGCGGCAGACATGGCGACAGGATTGATGAATCTGCTTGGTCTGTCGCCGATCAGCAGAGCACGGATACAGTCAGCCGATGGCGAAAAAGCAGACCCTCTCTCTGAGTTCATCCGGCGGCGGCACGCGTCGGACTCGGAGTAGGAAGCACCCGGCTGAACGGTACATTGACAACGTTATACGCGGGAAGGTGGTCGCGTGCCGATGGGTGCGGCTGTTCTGTGAGCGGCATAAGCGGGACCTGAAGCGGGGACGCCAGCGCGGGCTGGTCTTCGACCGGGATGCTGCGGCGCATGCGATTGAGTGGTTCGATTATCTGCACCACAGCAAAGGGCGGTGGGCTGGACGGCTGATCGAGCTGGAGCCGTGGCAACAGGCGATTCTTTGGGTGCTGTTTGGGTGGCATCGGAGATCGGGGGGGCGGCGGTTTCGGTCTGGCTATGTCGAAATTGCACGTAAGAATGGCAAAAGCACGTTGGCCAGCGGGCTGGCGCTGTATATGCTGATCGCCGACGGTGAGGCCGGGGCGGAGGTGTACTCGGCGGCGACGAAGCGTGACCAGGCGAAAATTACGTGGGATGAGGCGGCGCGGATGGTCAAGGCGTCGCCGCACCTGCGCCGGCACGTGACGGTGCATAAGGACAGGCTCTTTCTGAAGTGGGACACGGCGAGCCTGTTTGTGCCGCTGGGGCGTGACTCGGACACGATGGACGGGCTGAATGTGCATTGTGCGATTGTCGACGAGCTGCACGCCCATCGCACGTCGGAAATTTGGGATGTGCTGGAGACGGGGACAGGGGCACGCACGCAGCCGCTGATGTTTGGGATTACGACGGCAGGGTTCAACCAGTCGTCGTTCTGTTACGAGCGCCGGCGCTATACGCTGCAGGTGCTGGACGGTGTGATCGAGGATGATTCCCATTTTGGGATAATCTTCACGCTGGATGAGGGGGACGACGAGTGGGACGAGCGCAATTGGATCAAGGCGAATCCCAACCTGGGCGTGAGTGTGGATTTGATCGATCTGCGCGAGCAGGCGCGCAAGGCCAGGGAGATCGCCAGCGCGCTGACCTCCTTTCTGACGAAGCGGCTGAATGTCTGGACTCGCGCGTCGGAGCAGTTCATTCACCCGGACAAGTGGCGGGGCTGCGGCGGGGTGTTCGACCCGGCGGCGCTGGCCGGGCGCACGTGCTATGGCGGGCTGGATTTGTCGAGCACGTTGGATATTACGGCGTGGGTGCTGGTCTTTCCGCCGACTGAGGATGATCCATTGTGGCGGGTGCTGCCGCGGTTTTGGGTGCCGGAGACGGCCATGCACGAGCGCAGCAGGCGTGACCAGGTGCCGTATGATGCGTGGGTGCGCCAGGGCTGGATCGAGGCGATTCCTGGCGATGTGATCGATTATGAGTTTGTGTATGCCCAGATCGACCGGGACGCCCAGTTGTATGACGTGCGCGAGGTTGGGTTTGATCGTTGGGGGGCTGCCTCGATTTATCTGTGGTTCGCTGCGCGTGGGATGACGGTGGTGCAGATTGGGCAAGGGTACCAGTCGATGTCGGCGCCGATGAAGGAGATGGAGAAGTTGATTGTGAGTGGTCAGCTTGCGCACGGCGACAATCCTGTGCTGACGTGGATGGCGTATAACCTGGTTGCACAGCGCGACCCGGCAGGCAATGTGAAGCCGGACAAGAAGCATAGTGGCGAAAAAATTGACGGGATGGTTGCGATGGTGATGGCGTTGTCACGGGCGACGCTGCATGACGCAGAAAGCCAACGCTCGGTGTATGAGGAGAGGGGGATTCGGTCGCTATGAGTGAGTTGCGAGGGGCGAAACGCGTGGGGCGTGTCGGGGTCGATGATGTGTTGGTGCTGGCCGGGGTGGTGGTGTTGGGGCTGGCGATTTGGACGATGTGGGGCGTGGGTGCGGTGTTGGCCTATGCCGGGGCGTTGTTGGTGTCGCTGGGGGTGCTGGCCGGGTGGGCGCAGGCGCGACGCGGGCGAGGGGCGAGGGGCGAGGGGCGATAGGATCGCCGGGGTGATTCCGATGGGGGAGGCGATGCTGAGCGATATGCTACCCACTGAGCGGATTGCGTTGGCGGCGTTCCGGTTGGCGCAGGGGCGCGCGGTGACGGTGCGGTCGCTGGCAAGTGAGTTGGAGATTACGCCGCGGGGCGCCAGGTCGATGTTGGAGCGGATGAGTCGGGTGGTGCCGCTGGTCGACGATGGCGGGGTGTGGCGGGTGGCGGAGGATGAGAAAGAAGAGATTGGGAGATTGGGAGATTAGAGGTTGCGCTGATGGCGCAGAAAGAGGGAGCTGATATGGGAAAGTGCGCAGTGCCGTATCCGCGTGGTGTGCGGCGTCCAGGGTATCTCAAGCCCGTTTACGACGACATGCGCAGGGGATTGACCGAAAAAGAAAAACGACTTGGGTTACAGTGGCCGCAGTATTTGTATAAGTACACATTGTTTGATGTGCATCGAAAGGCGCTAGAGTGGGGCGCCCACGTCACAGAAGAATTTGCTAAAACGTACTGCGACGCCATTGGCTCGACGATCAGGGTGCTCTCTCTTGCCCCGGACGACATTGTGATTGTGCAGTATCCCGGTAAATTGTCGGATAAGGCTCTTGAGCGGCTCGTTGAAAGTGTGGGGCGTTATTTCCCCAACAAAATTATGGTGCTTGAAGAAGGAATGACGATTGGGGTTGTGACGGCAAAAGAGAAAGCGGAAGTTGATGGCTAAGTGGAAGCGGCGCCGAAGCCGGCATGTGGCGGCAGGTCTGAATCGATATTATTCGTTGCAGGGGCACATGATTCGCCCCTGGGAGGACGATGATGGGGCGACGGCTGAAGGCCAGGTCGGGGGCGGAGTACGATGCGATCAGCCGCTGGCGGCATCGGCGGAACTGGCTGCATGTGCGGCGGAGCTTTTGGAAGCGGGCGATGCGTCGCCGGGAGAGAAAGGCGGCACGGGTTGACGTGCGCAGAACGCACGTGCTAGAATGATTGTGCGTGGCCGGTGTGCTGGGTGCATCTGCGCTTGGCGACTTCGGGGGCATCGGTCACGCTTAACTGCGGTGGGGCGATGGGTAGCCCGACGGGCGTAATGCCTGCATGTTGCCGGTTCGAGTCCGGCGCCGCAACCATAACGGTACGGCGCCAATAATTAGCCGATTGATCAATGTGGCTTGGCAACCCTGACAGGTCACAGGAAAAGGGGACGG